GATCCTCTTCACCTCGGGGCAGAACAGCGGCCGGGCCATCGAGGTGCGCGGTTCCGATCTGGCGACAGGCGATCTGGTGCTCTCCTTCCCGCCGCCTTTTCCGGTCGGGACCGGCGATGCGTTCGAGATCTATCCGGGCTGCGACAAGCGGCTCTCCACCTGCATCGAGCGTTTCGACAATGTGCTCAATTTCCGGGGCGATCCCTTCGTGCCGGGGGCCGACAAGCTGACGGAGACGCCCAATGCGCGGTGAATCAATGACCAGTGAGGATATCGTTGCCGAAGCGCGCCGCTGGATCGGCGCCCCCTGGCGCCATCAGGGCCGCGGGCCGGCTGGCGTGGACTGCATCGGGCTGCTGATCGTGGTCGCCGACGCGCTCGGCGTGCCGCATCACGACGTGCAGGGCTATGACCGGCGTGCGACCGGCACGAGGCTGCTGGAGGCGTTTGCGGTCGATCTCGACCCGCTTTCCCTTGCCGACGCGCGCCCCGGCGATATCCTGGTCTTTGCCGAGACCAGCTATCCCTGCCATGCGGGGTTTCTCACCGCGCGGCACGGGACCCCGCATCTTCTGCACGCGCATGCGCTGCGGCGCTGCGTGCTGGAGGAGCCGCTGATCGAGCCATGGCTGTCGCGCCGGCGCGCGGCCTGGCGCATTCCCGGGGTGATCTGATGGCGGTGCTGGCCATTGCCGGCGCCGGCGCACTGGGGAGCACGGCGCTCGGGATCGGCTGGCAGGCCGGCTGGCTGATCGGCTCGACAGTGGGCTCGCTGCTCTTCGGTCCCGACCAGCCCGACATCGAGGGGCCGCGGCTGCGCGATCTGTCGGTGACCTCCTCGGCGTATGGCGCGCCCATCCCGCTGATCTACGGCACCATGCGGGTCGCGGGCAACGTGATCTGGGCGCCCGGGATCCGCGAGGAGCGCCAGACCCGCAAGGTCGGTGGCAAGGGCGGCGGCGGTCAGCGTCAGACCACCTATGGCTACTACGCCTCCTTCGCGCTCGGGCTTGCCGAAGGCCCGGCCGGCGACCTCATCCGGATCTGGGCCGATGGCAAGCTCATCCATGACGCGCGCGGCACCAATCCGGATGTGTCGATCCCCGGGCTCGAGTTCCGCTTCCATGAGGGGCGCGAGGACCAGCTGCCCGATCCGCTGATCGAGGCCACCGAAGGCCATGGCCGCACGCCGGCGTTTCGCGGGCTGGCCTATCTGGTGTTCGAGGATCTCCCGCTGGAGAACTTCGGCAACCGCATCCCCAACATCACCGCCGAGGTGACCTTCAACGCGCAGGCGGCGTATCCGGCGCTCAAGAGCACCAACCTGCCCGGAGGCCCGCTCGACAGCGTGTTCACGAGCTACGGGGCCACCGACTGGCAGCGCCAGCGCCAGCTCATGCTCACCCCGGACGGTCTGCGGCTGTTCGATCTGCGCACGCTGGAGGAGCTGGCACAGGCACGGCCCGAGGATCTGATTTCCGACGCGCTGGCCGAGGCGTTGAATCTCTACAGGAATAATTACGGGTTCGATCACTGCTTCATCGGCGGCGACGGCTATGCCTACACTCAAGTAGGCATCAGCAACACCAAGCCGGTCGTGAAGATCGATCTCGACGCCATGGCGGTCGTGGACAGCTTCGGGCGCCGCAGCAACAGCCTGAGCAACAATGCAGGCGGGTTCGCATCCCTCACGACACTCGGCTGGATGCGCGCCCTCAGCCTGACCGGGCCGGTTGATGTGCTGATCGCCTCGGGCCGCTTCGGTGGCGGCCATGGATGCGTCCGGGCCGACACAATGGAGTTTCTCGCCAACCTGCCGCGCATGGGCCCGGGGCCGACCAATGTCGAGAACATCGTGCAGGGTCTCGTGGCCGAAGGCCTTGGTGAGGCGTGGATCCTGCGCACGTCGAACACCGGCACGGCCAGCACCATTCCCATCGAGCGGCTCCGGGTGCGCCCGGGCGCGCTTCAGCCTGTCGTCGAGAACGCCGGACACTGGTCTCTCGCGCCAAACGACATCCATCCGGAGGCGACGGGGTTCACATATGAGCCGGCCGGCGCCGTGTATGATCCCGTGGATGACGCGTTGGTCTGGATCAGCGCACTGGCGTTTCCGGACGCGCTGAGTGATCTCTCCGGGCGCTACGCGGTCAAGTGGCGCCCGGATGACGGGGTGATCTGGGCAACGCGGCTGTCGCTCTTTGCCTTCTCCACCACCCGCAAGGAGAACATGGCCATCGCCAAGTCCCGCACCGAGGGGCGGCGCATGGCGTGGCATCGCGAGCCGCAGGTCAGTCAGGTCGATCTGCGCACCGGCGCGGAGATCCTGTTCACCGAAGGCTTCGCCGAAGGCAGCATATTCGGCGGTGGCGAGGCCGCGGGGTATGATGCGCGCTCGGACACGCTCACGGGCTATGTGCAGACCGGATCGGCGGTGACCCGGCTGTTTCTCAACCGCACCGCCGGCGAGGGCGTGACGCCGGGCAGCGTTGTGGCGGATATCTGCGCGCGCGTCGGGCTGGGGCCGGCCGATGTCGATGTGGCGCAGATCGGCGCGCCGGTGTTCCGGGGCTATGCCATCGGGCGGCAGGGCAGCGCGCGGTCGGGGATTGAGCCGGTGGCGCAGGCCTTTTCCTTCGATGCCGTCGAGTCCGATGACCGGATCCGCTTCGTGCCGCGCGCGCGGGATGCCTTCGAGGCGCCGCTTCTGTCATCGGACGATCTCGTGCCAGCCCGTGAGACGGGGCGCACCGTGCAGCTCCAGCGCGTGCAGGAGACCGATCTGCCCGAGCGTATCACCGTTACCTACCAGGACACGAGCGGCGACTACAATCAGGGCGCCCAGTCCGCCACGCGGGTCTCCCAGCCCGTCGCCACAATGGGCTCGCGCGACAAGCGCGACATCGAGCTGCCCATGGCGCTGGAGGCCACCGAGGCCCGCCGCATCGCCGAACGCCTCATGGCCTCCGCCTGGATCGAGCGCGATGGGATCGAGTTCGCCCTGCGGCCGGGGTTTCTGCGCCTTGATCCGACCGATCTTCTGCGTGTGGAGGCGCCGGGTGGGGCCGAGATCGCGGTGCGGCTGACGCAGATCGAGATCGGCGCGGACTGGGAGCTGCGCGCGAAGGGCGTGCGCCATATCGGATCGGCCTATCTGTCCGAGGCCATCGGCGCGACCGGCACCGGGGCCCAAACCTCGGGTGTGCTGGGCGATGTGCCGTCACGGTGGGTCGTACCGCAGATTCCGCTGCTGCGCGATCGCCATGACACCGGCGGCGTCGCCTCGCGGCAGTATCTCTTTGCCGCCCCGCGCGTCGCCGGGCCGTGGACCGGCCTGTCGCTCTTTCGCTCGCGCGACGGGGCGGACTGGGACATCCCGGCGCGTGCGGGTGATCCGGCGCTGATCGGCACCTTGCGCGCAGCCCTTGGCCCGCCGCGCTCGGTCTGGACATGGGACGCGGCGAATGTCGTTGATGCGCGCCTGCGCGATCCCGACGGCCAGGTTGAGTCGGTCTCCGATCTGCAGCTGCTCAACGGCCGCAACGCCGCCCTCGTGGTCGATGCGGATGGCGGGGCCGAGCTGATCCAGTTCCGCGATGTCACGCCTCTGGGCAATGACATCTACCGGCTCTCGACGCTGCTGCGCGGCCGGCGCGGCACCGAGGCCCGGCTGGCACATGGGGCCGGGGCGGTGATCGTGGTGCTCGAGGATGACGGCGCGCTCTTCACGGAACCGCTCGGGCTGATCGGGCAGCCCCTGCGCTATCGCGGCGTCGGCCGAGGCGAGGCGTTCGACGAGGCGGACACGGTCACGCAAACCCTGCGCGGCACCGATCTCAAGCCCTACGCCCCGGCGCATGTCGCGGGCGCGTGGACGGCGGCCGGCATCACCCTGTCCTGGCTGCGCCGCACCCGGATCGGCGGCGACTGGCGCGACGGCACCGGCACCGTGCCCCTCGCCGAGGCGGCGGAACTGTACGAGGTGGATATTCTGGACAGTGCTGGCGAGGTGATC